AACAACCGAACAACAACTGAACAACAACTGAACACAAACAAGAATGATAAGAATGATAAGAATGAAAGAAACAATCTTAACGGAGCGGATTGGAAAAAAGACTTTAATGTTTATCTCTCAGATTTGAGAACAGCATTCAGAGACGTTCAGAAAAACGACAAGTGGTTGAAGCAACAACAATCTTTTTACCCTAAAGTTGATATTATTAAAAGCATAGAAAAATCATGTGTAAACTTTTGGGGTACCGAAGCGGGTTGGAAGCACAAGAAGAAATCGAGGTATAAGTCGGTTGATTGGAATTCGACATTCGCGAACTCAATTTCTCAAAATCAGAACAAAGTTTATAAAACAGCATATGATGAACAACAAGATAACATATTTACCTACTAAGCTACCACCACAGGCTATTGATTTAGAAAAGGCAGTATTAGGTGCATTGATGATAGAAAAAGAGGCTATCGATGAAATAAACCTTTTACCAGAAGATTTCTATGATCAGAAGAACGTTGAGATCTTCACCTCAATTCTTTCTTTGAAAAATTCAAACAAGCCGATTGACATTCTCACCGTTGTTGAAGATTTACGTGCAAGGGGAGTTTTAGAACAAGCTGGTGGGGTGGTTTACATTTCTCAATTAATCGATACTGTTGCTTCGGCAGGGCATATTGTTTACCACTCATTAATAATCAAGCAGAAGTCGATCGCAAGGCAATTAATTAGGCAATCAAATGAAGTTATTCGGATGGCTTACGATGAAAGCAAGGATGTTCAGGATGCAATCGAGTATTTAGAAAAAAGTTTCACGGAATTGACATCATACGGCACTACCGAGGAGTATTTTGATATGAAAACTTCATTAAGACAGACCTTGGAGTATATTGCCGAAGTCCAGTCTGTAAAGCAAAGTGGTGAGAATACGGAGATAACAACCGGCTTGAGAAATTTGGATATTCTATTAAATGGTGGATGGTCAAAAGCAGATTTGATCGTTATTGGTGGTAGGCCATCAATGGGAAAAAGTCAGTTGGCAATACACTTTGCCAAACACGCAGCTCAAACGGGGAACAACTGTTTATTCGTTTCGATAGAGATGACAGCTCAGCAATTGATTTTAAGAATGATTACTGAGGACGACCGGATTAACTTTTATAACATTAAAACAGGGCAGTTAACGAATGATGAATGGAAATTTATCGATGAGAGGGTGGCACAGTTATATGATCTGAGGATAAATATTGCAGATAGTCCATCCATCTCAAGGTTGAATAATATTAAGTCATTAGCGAGGAAACTTCACCGGAAAGGTGAATTGGATTTACTGATTATTGACTATTTGCAGTTGATACAGACTGGTATGAAATTCGGCACAAGGGATCTGGAAATTGGACATATCACCAGGGAGTTAAAGTCTCTCGCAAAGGAGTTAAGTATCCCTGTAATCCTTTTAGCTCAACTCAGTCGTCCGGAGAAAGGGGCAAAGGTTCGTATGCCTACATTAAGTGATTTACGTGAGAGTGGAAATATCGAACAGGATGCTGATAAGGTAATCTTTCCGCATAGACCATCGTATTATAATTCCGATGCTGTAGATCAAAATAATGTTTC